GAGTATCTGTATCTTTCAATTTTATTCAAATATGAGTTTTAAAAAAAACAAATATCAAATTATTCGCAAAGCTATATCTAAAGAATTAGCTAATGTTTGTTATAGGTATCTAGCTATTAATTATAATGCTGATGTTTACTTGATTAACAATAATGTTACTCATGAGGGAAGTGTTTTTGTAGGTAATTTTAAAGACCCACAAGTTCCTAATTCTTATGCAAAGTATGGCGATAGACTTATGGAAAGTTTACTAATGCAAACTATTCCAGTAATGGAAAAAAAAACAGGTTTAAAATTAGTACCAACATATTCTTACTGTAGATTATATAAAAAAGGTAATATTCTTAAAAGACATAAAGATAGACCTAGTTGCGAAATATCAACCACTCTTTTTTTAGGTGGAGATAACTGGCCAATATATTTAGACCCAACAGGAGAGGACACAGTTATAGATGAAGATAAAGGTATGATAAAACCTAATGCACCTAAAGGTATAGAGGTTAATTTAAAGCAAGGTGATATGTTGATTTATAGCGGTTGTGATTTAGAGCATTGGAGGAATCCATTTGATGGCATTGTTTGTGGTCAAGTATTTTTACATTATAACCACGCAGATGGTAAATTTGCAAAATCAAACTATTTAGATGGCAGAAAAATACTAGGAGTTCCAAAAAATGTATAACACAATCTATGCGTTAAATTTTAAGTATTGTAAAATCATTAAAAAAACGATAAAAAAAATGCTGGTGGGGGAGTTTTACCACAATACCACCAAACTTCCCTGCCTTATAGAAAAGGATATGAATGAAAGATAAAAAAAATGTTTTAATTTGTATTCCAAGTTTTGATCAAAAAATAAACTTACATACTATATCATCAATTATATCAGTAAGAGATACACTTAATGGAGCTAATATAGGTTGTGGAATGATGTGGTTAAGAGATAGCTTAATAACAAGAGCAAGAAACAAGTTAGTTTCATCATTTTTAAAACAAAAAGAATATACTCATTTATTTTTTATAGATGCTGATATTATTTTTCAACCAAAAGACTTTGTACGAGTTTTATTATTTGAGAAACCAATTGTTACAGCTCCATATCCTTTAAAACACGAAAAACCAATTGAAGATGGTGATGCTAGTAAGGGATATTGTTTTAATTTTCCATTAGGTAAATTTGATTTAAAAGATAATGAAAAAGGTTTTAAAGACGTAAATTATTCAGGTACTGGATTTATGTGTATAGAAAGACATGTTTTTGAAATACTTAAAACAGAATATCCTCAAATAGAATACAAATCTGATATAGTAGCTAAAATTAATCACAAGGATGAAACAGAATCAATAAAAGGTAATAAAGAATATGCTTTCTTTGATTGTGGTATTCAAGGAAATGGTATTTTAAAAGACCCTGAAAATACAAAAAGATATTTAAGTGAAGATTATTATTTTTGTGCATTATGGAAACAACTTGGTGGGGAAATATGGACTGATCTTACTGCTAGTTTAAGACACATAGGATTAAAAGATTATCAACGAGAACCTTTACTAAAAATTAAAAATGAAGAAAAAAATGACTGATGAATCTATTTGGGAAAAAGTTTTGCCACAATTAAGACAAATTGGTGGAAGTCACTATAAACACTTTAAGATACAACCTTATGAATTTATATCTAAAAACAACTTATCGTTTTTTCAAGGTTGTGTTGTGAAGTATGTTTGTAGGTACTTATCTAAAAATAAAATAGAGGATTTAGAGAAAATAATCCATTATTGTCAATTAGAGATTAAAAAACTACAAGATCAAGAAATGGATAATAAGTATAAGGAAAAATAGGGTTTAAACGGACAGAGATATGGTTTTTTTTGCGATTTACATAATTTTAGGTAATAGGTACTCATAGTGTCAAAAAGAAGTTCTTATGGGGTAGTAATTACATATGAAAAGAAATATAAGGGTACAAGCATAGGTAGAAATCCACAATGCAAAAAAACTATGAATAAACACAAAAGAAGATCGTGGAAAAAATATAGAGGTCAAGGTAAATGAGAAAAAAAGGAATTAAAAGAAAAAAGACTACAACTACTGTAGCATATACTGCTCATCAAAGAATTGATGATCACGAAAAACTGTGTAGAATTATGCAGGAAATGACTAACAAAAAAATTGACAGACTAGAGAAAATAGTTATGACTTCAACAGGAATGCTTATATTTGGAATGTCAACAATCATATACAATATACTATTATAGGGGGCTATAATGCAACTTTCAAAACACTTTAAATTAGAAGAATTTACAAAATCAATGACTGCAACTCGTAAGGGAATTGATAATACTCCTGGATCAGCAGATATAAAAAACTTAGAAAATCTTTGTTATCTTGTATTAGAAAAAGTAAGAGCAAAATTTGATAAACCAGTAACAATAACATCAGGGTATAGATCAGAAGCTCTTTGTGAAGCTATAGGGTCTAAAAAAACATCGCAACACGCAAAAGGACAAGCAGTTGACTTTGAAATAAATGGAGTTCCAAACATAAAGGTCGCATATTGGATTGAAAACAATTGCGATTTTGATCAACTCATACTAGAATATTATGATCCCAATGATGGTTCTAAGGGTTGGATTCATTGTAGCTATAACGAGCAAGGTGAAAACAGAAAACAGGTTCTAAGATTTGATGGCAAGAAATATGAGAACGGACTTCCTGATATGAAATGGGAAAAAGGTCAAGTCGTAGAGTAAATTTGCAATTTCAATTATAGATTGATATACCTCTAATACAACTAGGAGGAATATATCAATGTGGTTATCAGCAATTAAATTAGCAATATCAACTGGCAGTAAAATTTACGCAAACAAGTCTAAGCAAAAAGAAGCTATGTCACAAGCTGCACTTTTAACAGCAGAAAAGATGGCTCGTGGGGAGAGAGAATACGAGGGTAAACTTTTAGAAGCAAGACAAAATGATTATAAAGATGAATTTGTTCTTATAATATTATCTGCTCCGATAGTTGTACTCGCTTGGGCAGTCTTCAGCGATGATCCTGCTATGATGGATAAGATAGAATTATTTTTTCATCATTTTGGTAATCTTCCAGTATGGTTTCAAACTTTATGGATAACTGTTGTTGCAAGTATTTTTGGTATTAAAGGAACACAAATATTTAAAAATGGTGGACCTGGGAATAAAGGCAAATAATGAAATGGATTCTTGTAATGAGCTTATGTTCTTTTGCACAGCAAGATTGTAAACCAATTCCTAAAAATGATTTTTTATATAATGATTGGAGTACCTGTATGGAAGTTGGATATATTTCTTCAGTAAAAATTTTAAATGATATTGGAAAAGAAAAAGTAAACAAACTTCAAATTGGCACTCAGATAATGTGCTATGAAACACAAGGAGTAATATGAAAGTAATTGCTATTGGTGATTTACATGACTCACCTAATATAAGAAACAAGTCAAGATTTAGATGGATAGCTAAACATATAAGAAAAGTTAAACCTGATGCAGTTGTACAAATAGGTGATATGATAACTTTAGATAGTTGTACTTATTATATTTCTGATGATAGCTATACAGCAAGAATAGAGAAACCTACTTTTATGAAAGAAATGCAATCTTTTGATGAAGCATTAGAAGAATTTGCTTATGGTTTAAAAGACACTAAGGTTAAAAAATATTATACTCTAGGTAATCACGAAAAAAGAATGTGGAGATACGAAGATAAAAATCCTACTTTTTATGGTATGTGTCAAAAAGAATTTTATGGAATATGTAAAAAGTATAAATGGAATGTTATTCCGTGGGGCGAGTATTTAATGTTAGGTGGTGTTGGTTTTATTCACGCACCAATAAATCCAATGGGAAAAGAATATGGTGGTGAAGCAAGTGAAAGACAAATAGCAAACAAATCAAAAATAGACATTGTATTTGGTCATAGTCATAGAGCACAAGATAATAGAGTTCCAAAAATTAGTGAATCAGTAAATGATTTTACAAGAGTAGTAAACATAGGTTGTGCTTTACCTGATAACCATATTGAAAATTATGCTAAACACAGTCTTACTGGTTGGACATATCAAATATGTGAATTAGAAATTTGGGATAATCACATAATGGAAGTAAACAATATATCAATGAAACAGCTTCAAAAATTATATGGGTAATTATGAAACTTCCAGGAACAATATATTTAGGTCATAGAAAACTTAAAGTAAAAGAAATGTCTAGTAAGACAGCAGATAAAGATGGAGTCTATGGTGACTTTGATGCTTCTAAAGATATTATAAGATTAGATAAAACTCTCACTAGTCCAAAAAAATTAAATACATTAATACACGAAATAGTACACGCAATACTAGATCATTTTAATGCTGAGCTTAAATTAAAAGATGAAGAAAAGGTTTGTGAGGTTTTGGGTAGTGGATTAACAGATTTATTGTTCCAAAACCCTAAGTTAATTAAGTATATTAATGATGTTTACAATAGTAATAAAAAAAAGTAATATTATAGAAAACCTCCCTTAGGTAACTTCCCCCATAACTTTTAGCTATGGGGGTTTTTTATTATAGCTTTATTGTTTTTTATTTATAATATATCTAGCTGAACTTTCTTCAGTTATTCGCATATCTTTCAAAATCTTCATATGCTCATATTTATCTCTAGCAGTTTCATATTCTACTTCAGCTACAAATAAACCTTTCATATGTTTTTCATATTCTTCACTAGCAATTGCATTTGTTTTAGCATCTGCGTGACTCATACCTTGATCTCTAAATCTTTTTATTAATCTATTTAAAACAATAGTTTCAAAGTATTTAAACTTCTTAAACATTTTGTTTTTTAAAACTTTATTTTCAGAAGCTGTTTCTAATTCTGCATAAGTTTTATCTGTATCTAATATGTATGTATGATTTTGTTTACTCATCTTATCTCCTTTTTTTTAGTTAAGTCACAGAAGCCCTACACTAAAACAATTAGTTTGTATTACTATCTATGTTTTTTTAATTAAAGCTAATATTTATTCTTTTCTTTTACTATATCAACCTTAATTATTTCTCGTTGAATATCTTTATAAGTTCTACCCAACTTACTCGCTTTTAAACTAACACCTCCGTGATTATGAATTTCTTGTACATATTCACTATTAGTCTTATTCAGAGTATCAACGAGTTTTCTCATTTGCTCGTTTAACATTTTCTATAGTTATCCTCACTCCTACTGGGGTTGACTTTGACACTTCTTTATGAAGTTTATTATAATCATCGTCAGTTTCCCATTCCAAGTCTTTTATAAGAACATCACCTTTCCATATCCTTAATAAATACTTGTTCATAGATATATATAACAAATATCATATAAATTGCAAATTAAGGGCTAGGGCTACTAGATGACTAATTTACGATTCGATAGTCTAAAAAAAGGGTGTAGCCCTAGAGATACCACTCTGATAATACTCTAAAATGGAGCATCATTGTTGTCAACTTGTTTTTTTGGTTGCCAAGGATTATCAATCTTAAAATAAGGATTTGGTTTTCCCTCCTTATTGATAGCATTTCCAAAAAAAGCTAAGTCATATGTTCCAGCTTTGATAACTATATCCTTTTCTATTTTTACACCATTTTTCTTAAATGTAGGTGCTTTTGGATTGCTAGTTTCATTTTGAAACACATTAAAAAATATTGCTTTTTCTAACATATCGTTTCCTCCTTTCTATTTAATTTTGAGAATATCATTATTATACTCCAAAATCTGATTGATTTTTTCTTACAATATCCCAAGGATCAACACTAAATTTGACGTGTTTTCCTGAGTCATTTACTTGACAAGGAACGTAAGTATTTTTAAGATCATATAAGTATCTACCAATACCCCAAGCAACTCCTGCTCTTTTTAATGAATCTGATATTCCTCCTTTATCAGCTTCAAAGTTAGTATCACCAGCACCATCTGATCTCCATATCCACTCATTATCAAATTTTAAACCTAGACTACAAATTGTTTTTGGTCCGTAAACAGTATGATTACACTGCCAATTAGCACCCATAACTTCTGATAATCTATCCTGTACTTGTCTTACAGAAAGATAAGCAAGTCCTAGTGAATAGTATCTACCATCTTTTTTAGATTTAAAAGTTCTTCCTGGTCGCCAACTTATCTGATTATTAGGAAAGTGTTTTGATAGTTCGTAAAGTTTTTTATCTATTATTTCTTGTTTATTATCGTTTGCCATTGTTTTGTTGCCTCCTCTTTTTGTTTAGTATTAAAATAATAATCATCTGTATTTAACGGAGTAATCATTACTGCTTTTTCAATAGTATCACATATTTTTAAATAGTTTTCAATATTTTTAAATACATTTATACATTCATTGAAACCCTGTTCTACTTCACCTTGCATTATATCAGCATAAAAATATTTCTTAGGTGTAGCATATAGAATAGAAGTTTTTTTATTATACAACTTAGAGTATAAACATTGTTGTCTAACGTGACTTACACTAGGTTTACTGGGACATCTTAATGTAGCTTTTGTATCTACAATTAAATCTTTAAAACCAAAGTCAGTATAAGAAACTATAGGGTATTCTAATCCATACTCTTTGCCCTCAACAAATTTTTTACCTTGATAATCCTCTATTTGAGTAAGCTGTCTATCCTGTAGTGCTTTTTTAAATTGTTTTGCTATCTCAATAGAGTTGTAAACTTCATCTTTATTATAAGCAAATTTATTTCTTTTAAAGTGCCAATCAGTTATATCTTCTACAGTTTTATGTTCTTTAAACTTAGACTCTCTTTGCATTAAGTAATAAGTAACAAACTCAGAAGTCTTACCTCTTTGCATGGCTGAATTTGTAGGTTGTCTTTTACCAAATCCATATTTAAACAACCAAGCAGACGGATTAATCATAAATTGCTGACCTGAAGAAAAACTATGACAATAATTTTTTTTTACCCAGTTATTCATTATTTAAACCTTTCTATACTTGCATTTATATTTGGTATATTTTTTTTACTATTCTCATTTTCAGGTGTGTACTTAATCTGTAATAAAGATAGTAATTCACTATATTTATATAAAGACTCAGACATATCATGTATTTTTTTTACTATTAAACTAAGATTAGAATCTAAAATCTTCATATCTTTTTCTGATACAATCTTATTTTCATCACATAAAAGTTTATAAGCAGTTTCTAACTTTTGACTTACACTTATAGTGAAATCATCACCCCTTAGTCTTCTTGCTATATCAAGTGTAATGTCTTTACTATCTGATAATCTAGCTAATTCACCTGTAACATTTTCTTTTTCACTCATTAATTGCCTCCTTGTATTTTGTATAATATTCTCATTAAGTTTAATGATTTCCTGTCTTCTTTGCTTTTGTTTACACTACAATTAGCAACAAACAAAAAAGTTAAAATTAACAATAATCTCACAATAAACCTAAGCTCTTTTTGTATTCTACTATAGTTTCTCTTGCATTTTTATCATCAGGTTTTACTTCTAATATTGCAACACAATCTAAAAAATTATTTGTAATTTTAAGTTGTGCCTCAATATTTTTTATTTGCTGATCGTAATTATTCATTAATACTTTTAGTACCTCATTATGTTCTTTAATAAGTTCAGGATTAGTTTTTTCTAATTGTTCCATAAGTTTAAGAACCTTTGCACTTTGCTTATGGTATTTAGAAACTTCCTGAGTAGAAAAGTATTTAGTTATTGATTGAAAATTACTTCTTACATCAGATAATGTAGTTTTATTTGACATACATTAACCTTTATAATGTAATAATTTAAAACCAAAATCTTGCATACATTTTCTAGTAAAAGCACCTTGTCTTTTAATTAAAGAAAAAGGTGGATTCTTTTCCCACATATCCTCACAAGTAGCTAAGTAATAATAGTATTTACCAGCTAAATTTTTACCTGTATGAGGATCTCTACTAGCTTCAGGGTTTATCTTAGGTTTGTATGCACAGTTAGTTAATATCAAGAACGAAATCAACAACACTATTTTTTTTATCATATTTATCTCCATTTTTTTTGTTATCCTTATTTACCATATCAGAAGATGTATTACCAGTCGCAACTTCATATTCCTGGATATATTCTTCTATCTTACTACTAGAGATATAAGGGTGTCCGATTTTTCTAGACTCTCCAATAGCCCATTTAAGTTTTTTTATTAAGTTATTCATATTTATTACTTTCTTCTGTTACTGTAATTGAACCATCCTCTATTAACTTGTCAGGAAGATACAAGTTATCCCTACAATTAGAAATAATAATACTTTCATTATCACCAAATCTTTTTACAAGTTCAGCAAACTTCCATAATGATATTGCATTATTCCCTTTTTCGTATTTTTGTATTTGCTGGAAAGTGACGTTTATCCATTGTGCTACTTTAGATTGTGTTAGTTTTTTTTCTAATCTTCTAAATCTTATGTAAGCACCTACATTTTTATCAAACATTGTATTACTCATCTTATCTCCTATTTTTTTTTGTTTAAAGAAAATACGTTTTTTCTATCTTCTTTTATTTTTTTTATTTCTACTACTTGTCTTTCTAACATCTGCATATGCTTAGTTAGTTCTTTTATCTCTTGCTTGTAGTCTTTAGCTGATTTTAATAAAAATTGATATTCTTTTCTAAATAAACTTAATTCATATTCATTTATTATGCTTATTTTTTTACCTACTTCTTTTATAAGGTAAAACAAAAAAATAAATCCAATTAATATTACTATTAATTCAGCTATCATTTTTTACCAAATAGAGTTTTCAAGAACACTTTGATTTGTGCTGGAATACTTCTATTTTCTTTCTTTGCTAGTTCTTCTATCTTTTCGTATTCTTCTTTACTTACAGGTATCTGTAGCATCTTGTATGCTTTAGACATATTGTTTCCTTTCTTTTTTTTCTAAATCAAATATACAAAGTTTCTTATCCATAATAAAAAACTTTTTATAGTATTTGATAAAACATTGATGAACAGACTTAGCTGTTATCAACTTACCATTTATTCTCATTGTTACCATGTTGCCTCCTCTTTCTGTTTTGCTTTTGGAACATTACTTAAATTTCTAATAAATGTCAATAAAAAATAATAGTGAGTGGGATTTAACAAAGTATGGAGACAGAACCAAGAAAGGTTGATGTGTAATACTTCTGAGTCATTACTGATACTCAAATCCCACCCAAAAAAGCGAGAGGAATTTGACTCTCTCAATACAATTAATAAAACCATAATACCCCTTTTGTCAAGTTTATTCTAATTCATACTCTGTGTTATCTTTACTATGAGGTTCATCTTCATCTATTTTCTTAGCTATTACTGTTCTATAAGTAACACTTTCTTTTTCATTGTCAGTTCCCCAGTTTTTAACTTTAAGATCATAAATGTTATCTAATTTATCATCTTTAAAAGTTAAATCAGCACCACCTACATATATAGTCTTATCAATTAGATCAGTTTTATCTTTAGCAAGTACCTTGTATTTAACTGTGAAGTGAACATCTACCTCTACTTCATACTCTTGTTTACCAACATCATTTTCATCAATTGTTGGTTCATCTCTATAATCTTCTATTTTTACGTTATCCCATCCCATATTTGCCTCCTGTTTAAGTTAATGTTACTAAGAAATATATACCAGCTAATATCATAATGATATAATCAATTAGTAATAATTCCATTTGTATCTATTCCCATTTTTTTTAATAGTTTAGTTTTTCTTTTTTTTAGAAATTTAATCATAATATCTATTGATTTTATTTCTGCTCCTAGTTTTGTTATAGTTTCTAATTTTTTAAACTCTTTACTTTTTAAGATACTCATTATGCCTCCCCTTTATGTTTAATTATCATTTCATCATAGTGATCTTCAAATACCTCTATACATTTTTTTTCTAGGTCTAATCTTAATTTGTCAGGTAAATCACTAGGATGTAATTTTAAATCATTACCATCACTTGTTTTTATCTTAACCTCAAACCCATCAAAGATAAGAGGTGTCATATCTTTACTCATAGTGCCTCACATTCTTTTAATGTTTTCTTGTTAGACTCAAACATTCTATCTCTCTCTATACCAAGACCCATTGCACCTTCAAACTGTTTTAACTCCGTAACACTTATGTATCCTAACTCTTTTACTGTTATATCTGCTAGTCCAAAAGCTATTTGTGTTTCAGGGTTCATTTCAGTTAGATACCAAGTTCCTAATCCTGTAGGATTAAAAAGTTTAACTACAACTTTATGTTCAACAATTTTTTCTTTATTCTTATTGATCTCAAAGTTTTTAATTAATCTTTTTTCAATTGCTTTAGTAAATAATTTCATTAGATACCTGCCTCAACTAACCTTTCAACAGAACCAAACGCATTTCTAAAATCTTTTGGTTTCCAAATATACTCAGAAGATTTTTTTCTTCCTGTTGCTGATTGATAAGAATATGAAACAACTACTTTAATTAGCTCAGGTAGTGCTTCAGAATAATCTTGCAAAAACGATCTGTAGCAAGATGATATGCTTTTACCAGTATAAGTTTTTTCTCTGCCTGGTAATTTAAAAGTAACGTAATTCACGTTAGTCATATTTGTCTCCTTTTTTTGTTGTCATGCTCAAATCGTACCAAATCTGATATGCTAGTCAATACTTAATATTAAAAAATAATATTATTTATTACCACCTACAGTTGTACTTGTTTTGTTCCTCCTTTATATATAGCTAATAATAACTAATAATAACTATTGACACAGGGAATAGATAGAGTATCGTTTCCTTAACTAGAAAAGGAGATATATGAACAAACTAAATAAAATAAATGTTAAAAAATTTGACACTCAAAAAGATGCGTTAGAGTTTCAAAAATCTTTAACTGGTAGATATTACTATCAAGGTTTTAAAAGAGATAAGATAGAATTATCTATGGATACTTATAAGGGTAACGATCTTCCTTATATGGTTGATGTAAGTAACGGTGATATTTACTATGTTTTAAATTGTGATGACGGATTACAAGTTTTGAATAAGTTTCAAAATCATTCTTGTTTAACGAGTTATCCTTTTAAAAGAGTATGGGTAAAAACAGATTGTATTATGATTGAAGAACAGGGTCATATTGCAAAATGTCAAAGCAATAGAACAATACTTGCAGAACTAAATCAAATAATAACTTAAAGGAGACATATGAAAATAGATGACATACATACTAAGATAATGACTATGGATAGCAAAACTATCAATGAGTTAGTAGAAACTATCCAGCAAAGAAGAAAACA